GAGTACCAAAGTATAGAGATCTAATTAATGGATCTGTTAGCTTTTCAGATGTTTGTTGTTGTAATAACACAGGATCTATTGCACCCATAGGCATTTGTGTTTGTGTAGGGTCTGCTCCAGCCGTAGATGTTGCTGCAGCTGGCTCGGTAGGAGCAGGTTGAACTGGTGGTGTAAATGAAATAGGATCTTCATTAATCATTGCAGGTATTCTAGGATCTAGCACTCCACCTCCAGGTCCACCGATTGACATGAAATCATCACGCCCACGTCTAATGGGTGCATTTGCAATTCCTTCTATGCCACGAGTAAATCTTCCCGGATCGTTACTCATATAACCTTGATCACTTGGCTGTAATGCATAATCATCTGCAAATCTTACCGAAGGCCCAAAGTCTTGATTTTGTTCTAAAACCATATTATCGGGTAGGTTATTAGGATCTACCATATTACCGTTTGGATCTCTCATCAAACCATTGTTTTGCATAGGTGGTACATTACCACTACCAGGAACTAAAGGTTGAGCCATAATTGGTTCTACTGTAGGTATTGAACGCTGTGGTGCTTGTCTTTGTGATAACTCATCAATTCTTTTTTGCATGTCTGAAAATCTAGTATCAAAAGCAGATAAGTCTGGTGCTTGAGGTATATCTATACCACCTCTGATGTCCTCTATGAGTTTTTGTCTGTCAAAAGCAGGAGCTTGAGGTATGTTAATGCCACCTCTTATATCTTCTATAAGCTTATCTCTATCAAATGATGGTATGTCTTCTTTTCTAGCAAAGCCACTTAAATCTGGTGCTTTAAATTCAGGCATTTGTATACCTTCTCTGGCAATACTTAAGAAATCATCCCTGTAATCTTGTGGATTAAACTGAGGTAGCTCTCTACCTTCTAGTGTATTTAATCTATTTTGTAATTGGCTAGGATCAAAACTAGGTATCTTACCTATGCTTCGTTGATTATCTTCTATCATTTTTCTTATAGCTGAGTCATCAAAGCTAGGTATGTTTCCTATTTGTTTTTGTAATCCACCTATTTGTGATTCTAATTGTGAAGGGTCAAAAGCCATAGGCATATCGTTTTTAGTAAGAAATTGACTTGTATCAAAGTCCATACCACCGCCTAACCCACCAATTGACATAGGTTTACCAATGGGTGCCATTATTGAATTTAGGTTAAATCTACCAGCCATTATGCTTGTCCTATTTTATTAAATTGCTCAAAGGTTTTCATAAGTGTGTCCATATTTTTTGCACCTTTCTGTCTACTTGGTTGGCCATTTGGCTGTAGCTCTATACCTGTTTCTGTTTTTGTTATTTTAAATCCACCTAATCCATTGTTAGCAGCGGAAGTCATTACAAACTCACCATCACTTAACATAGCTGGTATATCATCACTTGTACCTGTTCCAGGGCCTACTGAAGGACCACCATTACGCATGTCTAGTTCTTGTAATCCACCTAAAGCAGCATTCTTTCTTACCCCTAAATCAAATCCTTGAAATGTAGGAGCTGGCATAAGATCTGGTCTTACAGATTGCCTTATATCTTTGAGTCCACCTTCTTTACTTGTATAGTCATCTTTTACAGCCTTACCGTATAGTGCAGCAAGGGCAGCCATTCCTAAAGAACCGCCAAGACCTCCGCCACCTCCTCCGCCTCCACCAAAGAAATTTCCAAAAGGAGATCCGCTACTAGCAGCAGCCATTTGTTGTAATTGAGCAAATTTTTGTGGATTAGCTGCAATCTGAGCAGGTGTCATAGAATTAAGTGCTTGTTGTGCTTGTTGAGCTTGACCAGATGCAGCAACTTGTCCTGGTGTGCCACTTCCCAAACCAAATCTATTAGCTAATCCTTTTCCAGCAGCAGGCCCACCTTCAAATTTTGAGCCAGTTTGTCCAAACATACCACCAGCTAAAGGGTTTTTTAGTCCTGTCATAATATTACCAAAACCACCGCTTGCAGCACCTCCAGCAATAGAAGATATGCCTGGAATACCTGCTCCAGCTACAGCACCTAAACCTTTGCTTAAAACACCACCAACTTTTCCTAAAGCACCGCCAATACCAGGTATTTTTGTAGCTAAACCACCAATACCACCTAATACTCCTCCTAAAGCTGTACCAACTCCAGGAATAAACATAGCAACAGGTGCTACCTTTTTAACTACTTTCTTTAAACTTTTACCAAGCTTCTTAAGGAACCCAAACTCAGCCATACCTGTAATAGGGTTGATAGACATACCTTGACCCACAGTATATTCATTGGGATCTAGTCCAGCAGACATCATTTCTCTTTTAATTATTTCTTGTGTTTGTGGAGAGATAACTGGTGGGACTACCATTTCTCCTGGTGCTACGTGGGCAAGCATACTGTCTTCGTTTCTACCTAAACCAGCTATGCCTTTACCTGAGTTGTCTATTCTATTCATGCTCTATTATTCCTCTGTACATTTTAACCAAAATACTAATAAGTACCTATCTCCTGATTCTACTGCAAGTCCTCTATGCATGTGAGTAAAACTCGGAAAAATTAGAGCGTGGCCTGTAGGTAATGGCTCAACTGTACCACGTTTCAAAAACTCAGTTCCGCCACCTTTGTACTTTCCAGTGTTCAAAGGAACTACCATACTAATATCAGCACTTGCATCATGATGCCAAGCACCTTGCTTTTTATCCTTTAAATTATAGTTGGCTATTTGTATTCCACCACTGTCTACATGGCGATTCCAAATATTCAAAAATATAGGATTGCCTATAGTATATATTGTTTGCATTAAAGATTGGAAGATTTCAGGACAATTATCTTGAAAAGTTATTTCTGGTATTTGCCTTAAATCATCCTCTTCGGGGTTGGGTTGAAACCCAAAATGTGCTTCTAGGTTCTTCATTTCATCTAAAAGTATGTCGCAAAACTTTTCTGAAAAGAATGGCACTGTATAAACATCTTTTACTGGCTCTTTAATAATTTTATCTAATTTAGTGTTTAGACGTTTGTTTTCACCACTGTCTTCATAAAAACTAACTATAGGTTCTATAGATTTTTTTACTGCTTCAAAAGTATCTTTTTGTATGTACCAATCGCTTGGATAAGTAAGTAGAAGGTTTTTAGTTTGATATTTTATTTCTTCTGCTGTATTAATCATAGGTTAATAATTGTGCTACCTGCTATCTTAATAGTAACCTTACCAACACTAGTTGTCATCTCAAAACCTTGTTCTAGTGTTCTTTCTCCAATGTCAATCCATTGATTACCTGTGTAGACCTGTAATACCCCTACTGTTGTATTCCATATAATACTACCGTCATTAAATTTAAGTGTATTTTTTTCTGGGTCACTTATCTGTCTGACGTTATCAAGATCTATTGCACCAAGGTTAATCTCAAGTATTCTAACTAAACGATTAAAAAGTTCTGGATCTACAGAACCAGCAGCAAATGGTAATTGAGTTTGTAAGAGCTTGCTCATCTTCTACCATCTGGCTTTATATCTATACGTGTAGCTCCTAACCTCCATCCTATACCAAGATTACCGTCATCTGTTGCATTGTCATCTGATTCAAACCGTAATGCTATTTGTCTTGATCTACTACGTACAAAAGCTTGTTGTGTATTAGAGCTTATTGCATTGGTTGAGTTTATTGCTAAAGAATCACCTGGAAAGTTTCTTGTTTTTAAAACAATATTTACATGCCCATTATTTTGATCTTCTATAAATTTGTAATCTGGTATGATTCTTTTCAAGAAGCTAAACTGTTCACCGTCACCTATATCTAAGTCAGAACTTTCAATATATACATTGGTCATAGGAGAACCATCATCATCAAAACCTTTTTCCTGTTGGTATAAATATCCGTTTATTACAGCTCTAGGATAGTTTTCAATTCCAGAATCAAGCCATGCTGTTCTTGATAGTTGTCCATAAAACCATATTCCTTCAACATAGTTGTACATAACATATCTGTCTATCTCATCTGAACTAGATGAACAATAGAACCAACCTACTTCACTTTTATCTTTAATAGTAAATGCATTGATTTTAAATGATTGAGTTAGGTTAATGTCTGTAAACACGTAGTTATGAACTGAGCAAGGAAGTGTTTGCACACTACCATTATAGGTATAGAAGTTGTTATAACTCATCCAGTAAACTCCACTAGGAGTAGTTATTGCTGCTTTAGGGCCTATCAAACCAGTACCTTCGTTTATTAAATTAACACCAAAAGTAAATGGCGGTCCAATAAACTGCATACTGTAAAGAGCTGTATCAGTCCAAACAAGTATTTCTTGTCTTGCTTTTACACCACCTATAATAGAAGAACCAGATGATAATCTTAGAGATCCTGCTGTATTAGTTGATAATGGTTCAAAGTCTAGTGCATTTTCTTGATCACTAAATGCTATAAGCATAGGATCTATAGCTCCTGTTCTGGCAGAACCAGATATAGGATCACACCCTAATACAATTAAGTGCCTGTCTTTTTCAGATGTAATTACTTGCAAGCCTTTAGTAGGAACTAAGTTAGCACCTGAAATACCAGATAGCTCTACAGCTCTTGCTGACAAACCACCATTTTCAGTCCATTTATATATGCCTGCGTTTCTTTGATTTATTATTAAGTCTTCACCAAAGTTATCATGCGTCCAAATTCTAAGCTGATTGGTATCACTTAATGCAGACGTACTACCGAAAGCACCTTGTCCCCATCCATTTAGTCCCCAACCTGTTCCTGGAACATATACATCTAATCCCACATTGAGTTGGTAAGCACCGACAACAGATGATCCTCCATTGCCAGAATCAGAAGCATTGGCTGTCACAGTAGCACCAGACGTATCTTTCGCTTCAATAGTATAACTATTAGCATTTACTATATTTGATATTTGATACTCTTGATTTAAAACAGTGGCTATAATATTGCCACCTAGACTTGCAGCACCACTAAAAGTAACGAAATCATTTTTGACAGCACCATGAGCTGTATCTGCTACAGTAATTGTAGCGTCACCATTTGCAGCAGAAAAGGTGACATCGCCTGCTGATGTAGTAGCCCTTATAGGCGTTATGTCATTAAAAGCATTACCTGCTTCTATGTAGTATTTGAATGTAGTTCCTAATCCTAGAAATTTAGTACCGCCTAAAGAAATCCAAGGATGTAAAGCCCTTGCTGTGCCTAGATAAGTATTAGATGTTAACTTTTCCCAACCGCCAAACTTTTCTGGTCTACCTTTACGAAAACGAACTAAATTACAATCAAACCAACCACCCTCGTTATCATAAGCAGTACCCTCCCTATTGATTCCTGGCTTAAATACTATTTTTTGTAACGGCATTTTTTATACATGCTCCCAATCATTACCTTCAAATAACAATGATTCAGCTAATCTTCTTCTAGTTAATCCATCTAAAACTTTGCCACCTGCTTTGTTCCATCTTTTTATTTGAGCAGGTACATCCTCATAAGCACCTTGATTTAAAACTTTA